TAAAGAGATGAAAACTCTTATCAATAAAAAATAGATGTTAAATAAGGGAGCCAACTTGGCTCCCTTATTTCTTGTATTATCTCTATTTTCTTTTAGCTCGGTTCTGACAATTCTCTTTATGGGAAACCCATCGACAATTTGACGGCTCATAATCACCATCATTATCAATTCGATCTAAAGTCATACCATCCTCCCGATCTCCCATATCAATGTAGAAGTTCATAAAATTATTCCATCGACTACATACTTTTATTCCACGAGCACCATACCATTCATATGATACCGTTTTAGGATTAACACATCGTTGACGCATTGAGTTCCAAACTTTATAAATACGCTCTTTATGCATACCATGCTTCGTGTTTAATAGAGCGTTTTGTTTATTATGACAATTAACACACTGTGAACTCTTTTTAGCTCTCAACTCTGAAGCATTATGTTTCCCAATGGTTCCACAATCACATTTAGTTTCATATTGTTGATGCTTGCCATTCATTTGTAAAAACTTTATAACAGTCCACTTACCATAGCGATTACCAATCTCTCTTGATGTGTCATACATCTCACGATACTGACAATCAGTACACTGCTTTCCCCTACCAGCCCTCAACTCTGTTCCAGCCTTTATTCTAATATTTCCGCAATGACACATACACTCGTAATGCCTTCCCGGTTTTTCTAGTTTTATTTCGCCTAGAACCTCAAACATACCAAATTTTTTACCTATCATGCTCTTCCTATATTATATATCATATAATAACAGTATAGTCGTCCATAGGCATATTGTCAACATAGAAAAAACACGTAAATAGTTGATAAGACTCTTGTATCTCCCTATCTTATCCTGTATAATTTAATTAGCTGTAACGGATGTCGCTAATCCAAAAAATTCAACTATCTGGCCGTAAGATTCTCGCCAAATCATTCACCAGGCCGTAAGATACTCGCCACATCACAGTGTTATTATATTAATCATCTCTTGTAAGGAAAAACTATGTCAATTACGACAACTAGTGTCTTACCAGCAGCGGTACAACAAAGCTTTAGTTACAAACTTTTAAGCGTGCCAGTTCCAAACATGATTCACAAGATTCCTGCGATGCTTAAGTCTATGCCAAAAAATGGTGGTACTACTTTACGTATGCGTAGATACAATCCGTTAAATACAGCAATGGTTCCTTTAGGGAATTCAGGCGTTAATCCACCTGCACAAAGCTTGACGGCAATTGATATCGATGCTCAAATATCATTTTATGGTACATATGTAGCGTTAAACGAGCAGGTTACTCTTCAAAACCAAGATCCCGTTTTGAACGAATGTTCAGCTCGTCTTGGTGTTTCCCTTAACTAACTGGGGGAATTAAAACCGAACCTGAATACCTTGGGACATCTAAGGGCTTTTGCCTAAGACAACCAGAGGGAACTTGATTAAATGGAACCTTTATGATTAAGCTGATGAATTTCTTGGATTATTCTTTCTCTAACACCTCTTCTCTTTTCAAACAATGCTTTGAAGAGTTCAGAGTTTCTATCTCCACCATTGGGAAGAATAGTTTGTTGAAACTCGATCAACTTATCACATACTTCTTGTTTGTTCCTGAGAAAACATCTTATTTTAGGAAGAATTTTATACAAAGCTGCGGCAGAAAGAGTCCAAGTAGCAGAAGCACGTTTATTTTTTCTGGCTTCAATAAAAACAACGCTACCTCCGAATCTTTTAACAAGCCAAGGCATAATTGGAAGTTTAGTATTTCCAATTTCTACAGTAATATTAGAGACTTCGTTAGGTCTATTTTTTGGCTTCCATTTCTTGATTCTAAAGCAACCTTCAGAATCTATCAAACCGGCCAAATAAGGATAATCAATATCGGATGGATTTATAGTAAGTTTTTCATTTTTGAGATTCTCTATATCTTCTCTTGTAATCATATTTCCCATATGCTTTTCCTCTCTAATATTAGAAATAAGTTCTTCTCTTTTATTAACAAGATCTATGTTAACGGTTCTAAATTTGTTATGCGTAATAAGTTTGGAAAATTGAATGAACAATTCACATTGATAAGTCTTTTCAACCAAGAATTCTTTAATAGATTCAGAAAGTTGAATGGATTTCTCATTTTTGATAGTCCAGCACAAAGCGTCTCTGTGTCTTTCCTTGATTGGTTTGACGTTTATAGCGCCTCCGTATCGAGATTTAAACTCTCTCAATACTGGCTCTTTAACAGAAGCTACCTGTATGGAACGTTCATATACAATTTTATTTTTAGATTTTTGAGTGTATTTACCAAGGTAAAAACATCCATCACCATCAATATATCCAGCTGTATAAGCAAACAAGTTTTTTATATTCTTCATATGTTTAATTATACAGGCAAACTGAAGAATAGTCAAGACCCGCAGAGACTAAGCGGTTTGGAGATATACAAAACTGTATATCTATGCGATAGTCCGACCCTATTCGAAAGATTAGGAGGGAGGAATAACAAGACTCCCCGCCAGAAATGGTCAGTAGGCTATACGCCGAAAGTAACAGAAAGCAGACAGACAGAAGATCAGCTGACACGTGACATGCTTGCTTCAACAGCATCATTTATTAACTGTGTTTCTGGTATTAATGGTGATTCGCCAACAGAAATTACACGTGTTGATATTGATGAAGTTGTGCAATCTTTATTGAGTAATAATGCATATACAATCATGGATAACATCCGTGGTGAAGATAGATTTGGTACAGCTCCTGTTCGTAATGCATATTTTGCGTTGTGTAGCACAGATCTTACATCATCTCTTGATTCTGTTAATGGATTTACTCAAGTTAACCAATATCCAGCTCCTATGAATGCATTGCAATCAGAATGGGGTGCTGTTGGTAACCTAAGATTCCTTATCTCATCTATTGGATCTGTAACTTACAATGCTTCTAACAAAACTAAAGACGTTTATAACGTATTCTGTGTTGGTATGGAAGCTTATGCATGTATAGAACAAGATGGATATAGTGCGTCATTTATTTATAGACCGCCAATATATGATGGTCCTTTAGCTCTTAATGCTTCAGTTGGATATAAATTTGCTGAAGTTCCAAGAATCACAAATGATTTATGGGTACTAAATCTTCGTTGCACACTATAAAAGTAAGGAAGGAATAACATGGCTGCTAATACGATTTTACAACAAGGTAGATTTACATCTACTGGTGCAAACACAGCGCTAAGCATTCGATCTGATGTAGATTGGATGAGAATATATAATATAACTCAAGCTGCAGCTTCTCAAACAACTGCAATTGGTGTTGAGTATTATTGGCAAAGAGGATTCCCTGCAGACGCTGCTTGGGAATACAAAAAAGCTGGTTCTGGTGTACAGGGTGCAAACCTTACTACATATAATACATCAGGTGGTTTTACATTAATTGATACTTCATCAAATCCAAATGGATTGATCAATGCGACAGTAACTGCTCTTTCAAACGCTGCAATTCCTGTAGTGTCGAATAGTGGAACTAACGCATTGTCAGCTGGTGATATTGTTAGAATGTTTAATGTAGCAAGTGCTTCACAAGTTGGTGGAGTTGACTTCACTGTTGGTTACAACACATTAACAGCTGGAACATTCAGTCTTGATTACATGGACACTGTTGTCACTGGTACAACTGGTTCATGGATGAAAGTTAACTATGATCCAATTTTCTATCCACGTCGTCGTACAGCAACTAAGATTTCAAAAGCTGTTCAAGCTGTTGTAACTCTTTCTGTTAAACACGGATATAAAGTTGGTCAATTGGTTAGAATGGTAGTTCCTGCTGTGTATGGCATGATCCAAATGGATGGCCTACAAGCAACTATCGTTGCTGTCGATACTACAACTACTTCAGGTAATACAATTACTCTTGATGTAGATTCATCAGCATTTACTACATTTGCGTTTCCACTATCTGCAGATTCTCCATTCACTATGGCAGAAGTTGTTCCTATGGGTGAAGACACAGCAAGTGCATTATCTGCTGGTGTAAGTACTTTAACAGATGCGACTGTAAACACAGCATACATCGGAATGAACTTAGCTGCGGGTGTAAACTCTCCAGCTGGTGCAAGTGACGATGTTATTTACTGGGTTGCTGGTACATCTTTTAACGTAAGCAATAGTTAAATAGACTATAAAGGCCCGTGTTTTCATGGGCCTTTATATAATTAATTAAGGAAAAGAATATGACACCAAGCACAAAGAAAACAGTTGAAGTAGATAAAAAAAGTCTTGCTTACCAGTCTGGTAAAGACAAAGAGATGGTAAAAGGAATGTTTAAATTCTATGAAGTTCCAGGCGGATCTATGGCGTTTATGTATAGAAAATACAAAGGCGAAAAGCCTGAACGTTACAGCATGGTCGATGGAGATACATATACTATACCATTAGGCGTAGCAAAACATCTTAACAATGATTGCTGGTATCCAGTTCATACATATGCAACTGATGAGAATGGTAAACCATCTCAAAAAGTATCACAGAAAGTAAAACGTTGTGGATTCCAAAGCTTAGAATTCATGGACATTGAAGACTTTGATCGTGGTGGACAACAGATTATTAGTGTAGAAAATATGGCTGTTCCTAACTAAGGAAATATCATGGCAATCCTGGCGAATGCAACTCCTATATTCACACCAGCAATGCGTATTATTGATAGTATTACACAGGCTCAACAGGCAGTAATAACAACTACATTTGATCATGACTATATTGATGGGATCATAATACGTTTGGTAGTTCCGCCAGGATACGGCATGGTCGAAGCAAATCAGTTGTTTGGGCCAATCACCGTTATAAATAGCACGTCGTTTACTGTAGATATAAATACGTATACGTTTAATCCGTTCTCTTATCCTTCAGTCTCTAAACAGTACCCTCAAACTATACCATTAGCAGAGGTTAATAGTACGCTACTGGCTTCTACTAAAAATACGTTACCCCATTAAAGGAGATAGTGATGGCTCAATCATCGTTACTAACAATTCAACAAAAGGTACGACGTTTAACAAGAAGTCTTACTCAAGCAATATTAACTGATGTGCAACTTAACCAGTACATAAACACATATGTACTCTATGATTTCCCAGAAACATTGAGACTCTTCAACATGAAGAAGACGTTTAGTTTTTATACAACACCGCATGTTGATGTGTATTCAACAACGACAAATCCCAACAGTCCTTTATATGACTTTACTAACAAATATACAACGACAGACCTACCGATATACATTGCTGGATATTCTGCATCGTTTTATCAGTCTCGTGAACAATTCTTCGGTGTATATCCTAAAATTTCAAGTGTGTCGTCTATTGGATCAACAGGAAATGGTACAACATTAAGCTTTTCTGGGGTAATTAACTCACTTCAGTCAACTATCCCAAGTGGTTTCACTCAACAAATAAGTTTATTACAGAATAATGTACTGTTTAGCTCCACTGATGTGAACGGTAATGGTTTAGCAATGGCAGATTCACCAATTTTAGATAGTGTAACTGGATTACCTACTATATTTGGACAACTTTACAATGCTCTCACAACACAGACCCCTCCAACACTTGCACTTCCTACACCATATCAGTACCAAGCTGGTGTAATTCCACTTGCATTCCAACCAGGATTCCCATTAACAAACTATATCAATTACGTTACCGGTGAATATGTTGTTACATTCGCAACAGCTCCCGCATCAGGAGTTACAATAGATAGTCAGACTGTTCCACAGAATAGCTCAAGACCACACGCACTTCTGTTCTTCGATGGAGAATTTACTGTGAGACCTGTGCCTGATCAACCATATAAAATAGAAATGGAAGTGTTTGCACAACCAACAGAATTGCTTTCTAACGGTCAAACTCCTGAGTTGAGTGAATGGTTCCAACTCATTGCTTTTAACGCAGCGAAGAAGATATTTGAAGACCGTATGGACTATGATTCTGTGAACATGATTATGCCATCCCTAAAAGAGCAAGAACGGTTAGTGAATAGAAGAACGATTGTTCAACAGACAAATCAACGTGGCTCTACAATCTATACAGCAGGTTCAATCGGTGGTAATGATTTTGGTTACAATAATAATGGAGGTTCTTACTAATGGCAGCTCCAATTTATACATACACTCCTAATACACCACAAGCATCTCAACCGTTTGATCAAAGTCAGCCAGAGATATTAGGCAATTTCCAGGCCATTAACGAACTTATAAACGTTAATCATATTGGATTTAATACTCCGGATACATTTGGTAAACATAACTTTATTTCTATGCCTGATCAGGTAACTGCTCCTACAACAAGTGCATCTGAAATGGCTCTGTTCTCACAAGCAACACCAACTGGATCAAATGCTTCTGAGTTGTTTATTAAGTATCCAGAAAATGGTTTAACAACGGGAATTACAGAACAAATAGCCAATAGTTCAACCGTAGCGGCAGCAACTCTGTATGACGGTAATTCCTATACCTACCTAGCAGGAACAGTTGCTATAGTTTTTCCATCAGGATATATGATTAAGTTTATACCAAAGTGGGATGTATCCTATAGTGGTCCTTCAATCGTCTATAACACTATAGACTATGTGACCGGACTACCAATTCCTCCATTCAAGAATATTCCTAATGTCATAGTAACTAACATTATTGCGAATAATTCTTCTGGTAGAAGTAATTGTTATGCAAAGGATAATACACAAACTAGCTTTACTCCTTATGGCGGTGGATCAGTATTATCATATTCTACTATATCGTTTGGATTCTAATTATGGCTCTTACATATATATACAATAGTGATACGCCTCAGGGTGGACAGCAAATAAACAATACTCAGTCTCCTATTAATGGTAACTTCCAAGATATAGATACATTGATGGCAGTAAACCATGTTGCATTTAATACTGTTAACGATTTTGGCAAACATAAATTCGTTAGTTATGTAAATCAGGGTTCTGATCCTTCAACAACTGTTGCTGAAATTGCACTTTATTCTAAAGCAGTACAGGACAGTTCTAACCTGTCTGAGTTATTTTATAGATATCCTAACGATGGAACAGTTGTACAACTTACTGGTTCATCGACGAGTGCAGAATCTGTAACAGTAGGAGCAACGTATGAAAGTGGGACTAATCCTAGTGGTTATAAGTATTTGGCAGGATCTTATCAATACTTATCCTCTGGTTTGATTTTTATGACTGGAAATATACAACTACCGGCATCATCAGTGTATAACGCTGAAATACCAGTTGGGGATGGAATTCCCGTTTTTAGCTCAGCACCATTAAACATTGTCGTATCGGCTGGGGATGATAGAAGTGGGCCTAATCGATATGGTGTAACAATTGTGGACTCTACTCAATTCACAATTAAACAACAAAATGCTAATAATCAAAATATTTATTGGATAGCTATAGGAGTATAAAATGTCAGGACCAATTAATACATACATATCAAATGTCCCTCAAGCAAGTCAGTATATACGAGCAACTCAGAAACCTATTCAGAGTAATTTTTTAGCAATAAGTGAGTTATTGAGCGTTAATCATGTTGGTTTTAATGATGCAGAAAACTTTGGAAAGCATAACTTCACAAGTCTTCCTTCTCAAAGTGTCACTCCAACAACGTTATCTTCTGAAATGGTAGTATACTGTGCTCCTTCAACTGGATATAACCCTTATGAGTTGTTTTATAGATATCCATCGAATGGATCCGTAGTCCAACTAACTGGAACAAGTAATTCAAGTAGTGATATAACAGATGGTTATGCATACATATCTGGAGCTCAACCAACTACTAATTTACGTGCAATTATGAAATGGGGATTAGTTACAGGATTACCTTCAGGTTCTGTAACTACTACAGTTAACTTTCCAACTGGAGCGGGCATTCCTGCTTTTGTATCAACTCCAGCAGTATCATGGTGCTTTCAAGGAGTACCATCATCGGCGGGTGTGGACGGTCTTATAAATGGTATTGCTGCAACCGGTTTTCAATGGTTTGATAATGGATCATCAGGAACGTGGGATATATATTATATAGCTATTGGTCAAGGAATGTAACATGGCTACAGATAGATTCTTAATTGGATATGGTGATGGCGGATTACAGACAGACGTCCAGCCCTGGTTAATCGCAGATAATGCGTTCGCTAACCTAGAAAACGCATATATACTTCAAGGAAGACTTCAAAAGAGAATTGGCTCCACATTAATGGGAGGAGATCAGTTAAATTCAAGGGTTAGATACTTACTCGGTGTCATCAATGGTGCGGGTGCACTGTCAGGTACTGTTCCAGGTAGTGTATTCTCTGTAGGACAAATGTTTTCAGTAGGAACTGATGTCTTTACCGTTAATGCAACTGGAAACCCAGCAACGACATTAACAACTAATGTTGCAGCTGCAATGACGTATGATACGACAACTGGTGCATATGCGGTAAGTGGTGAAACTCCAGGAACTGATGTGTTCTTCTATCCAGCAACACCAATTATGGGGATTGTCCTGTATTACGTTACAGCAACGAAAGACTATCTTACTATAGGATTTGACACACAATTATCCTATAAGTTTGATGATATAACTAATGCATGGGCAGCTTATCAGCTTGGTGACAATATTTGGACTGGAACTGATTCAGATTTCTTCTGGTCGATTAACTATCAAGGTGCAGATCCAAGTCTTAACTACTTGTGGACAACTAATTTTACAACAGCTGATGGAATACGATACTTTACTGGTACAACATGGGTTAAGCCGGTATTAAATTATACTATTGGATCGGTCGTAGCTACAACTGATGGATCTGGAAATGCTTCTGGAACAACAGCTGCAGGATTTATTGGTCAAGTTTTCAACGTTGGAATAACTGCATTTACTGTTACTGCATCAAGTGGCGCTCTTACTGTGTCAGCTGGTGGTACAGGTACAGGAACTTATAATATAACAACCGGTGCTTTTACTTTCACTGGCGCACTTGCTAATACATCAATCTATTACTCAGGTAATAATGACATCGCTACTTCTCGTCTTATCATTCAATTTAGAAATAGATTACTGTTATTTAATACAGTTGAACTAGTAAGTGGTGTTAATAAATCATTTATTAATAGAGTTCGTTATTCAGCTGTTGGAAGTCCATTAGCTCCTAATGCTTTCATGCAAGATATGCCTGGAAATGGTGGAGCTATTGATGCTCCTGTCCAAGAAGAAATTGTAACAGCCCAATTCATAAAAGACAGACTCATTGTTTATTTTGAGGCAAGTACTTTTGAGTTAGCGTATACAGGAAACCAAGTTCAACCATTTATATGGCAAAAACTTAATACCGAGCTCGGAGCAGAGTCTACCTTCTCAGAGATACCTTTCGACAAACAGGTATTAGGCGTAGGAAGAACTGGTATTCATGCGTGTAACGGTAATAACGTTGACCGTATCGACGAAATAATACCTCAATATGTATTTAGTTTCTTTAATAGTGAGAATGGACCTAAAAGAGTTGTTGGTGTTCGTGACTTCTATAACGAGATAGCATACTGGACATATCCGTCACAGAATAGAAGTTCAGACTTCCCTTATCCTGACAAGATGTTGGTTTATAATTACATTAATAATACATGGGCAACGAATGATGACTCGTTCACATTCTTCGGTTACTTCTTCAGAGAAGTATTAACACCAGGAGCAACATGGGGTGGAACTTCAACTCCATGGCAGTCTCTTTTCAATCTATGGAATGCAGGATCTTCCCCTCAAAATAATGTAGCTATAAAAACAATCATTGGAGGAAACCAAGAAGGGTTTATGCTCGTTATGAACTCTGAAGTTAGTTCAAATGCTGCGTCGCTTCAGGTAACTGATGCAACATCATTAGCCGCAGGAACAATGACTATATCGTCTATTAATCACAATTTAATAATGGATGAGTTCGTTCTATTTGAAAACATGAATGGAATTACGTTCACAAACGCTATTGGTACTGTTGTTACGAGTGCAATGGCTCGAGTTAGTTCTGATACACTTGGCAATGGAACTCCAAACTCACTCACGGTTTCTCTTGCTGGTGTTACACCAACTGGAACATATACTGGCGGTGGAACAATGGCTCGGGTTAGTAACATCAGCATCTTAACAAAGCAGTACAATTTCTATAACGCTCAAGATAGAAGTGTATATGTTTCTAAAATAGATTTCTTAGTCGATTCAACAACAAATGGTAAAGTGACTGTTGATTTCTTCATCTCTTCATCATCTAATTCGTTGTTATCAGGAGGTACTACGAATGGATCTTTACTTGGAAGTAATGAATTAGAGACGAGTCCATACCCACTTGTACCATTTGAACAGTTACAGGCTCGCTTATGGCATCCTTTATACTTCTATGCCGAAGGTGAATGTGTTCAGTTCAAGATATTCATGAGTCCAACTCAAATGTTCGAACATAGAATTAATGAAGGTGGAACGATAGAATATGTAGCGCTTCAAGATTTCAAATTGAATGCTATGGTAATTTATGCTCAGCCAACAAGTTCACGTATGCAATAAAAAACCACACCGATGAAGATGTGGCTAAAAAAGGAGAGGATTGTATGAACGACGTCCGTAACAAGAAAAGGAATAACTCTTTACGGGTTTATACAAGCTTTAATACTGTAATAATTTTATGTCTACGATTCAAGGAGATTTATTATGCCATCTAATATGCAGAACAATACTGGTTTGTTTGTTCCGAACACTTTTATATGGGAACTAGATCTTCTTAATTCTACTGATATAAATACTCCAGCGTTCAAAGAGATGTTAGTCCGTTTGTACCAGAACCTTAATAGTGTAACTTTGGCTCTCAATTTAAAAGACAGTGCCTATTATGTGCAGAATGAGTTTCTCAACGGCCAAGTTTTCTTCCCCAACCCTAATATAAGTTCTACGCCTGACAATGTACGACAAGCATTTAGAAAGGTAGTTAATTTTGGGGCGCTTCCAAATAGCACTACCAAGAGTGTAGCGCATGGTATTAATATCATGAATTCGTTTTGCTTTACTCGCATATATGGCACTGCATCAGATCCTATAAGTCTGGCATATAAGCCAATACCTTATGCGTCAACAGTGCTCGCAAACAATATACAAATTGATGTCGATAGAACAAATGTTACTATCACAACAGGAGCAGCATATTCTTCATACTCTACGTGCTATATTATTCTTGAATATGTTAAAGAGTAAAGATACCCTAAATCTTATTATAAAACTTTAAGGAGATAATAATGGCAAGAAGAAAAGCGAGTGCAGGACCAGTTCCATTTGGCCAGCATAAAAAAGGAGGGTTCTTTAAAGGAACTCCTCATCAACAAGTAACCATGTCTACAAAAACACCGCAACAACAAGGCGTACTTGATAATATTAATCAATATCTAGGTGGAAGAGTGGGTAACCTT